CGCGGTAACGACAGGACCGTCTTGCCAGACAGTATTGCCATTGATGAGTCGGAACCCACCCAGCAGATCGTCTTCGTCGGTCTGTCGCGTGATGTTCACGCGGAAGCATTCTCGCTTCAACTTGGCGCACACCTGCTCCACCATGAGAGTCTTGCCGTTGCCGGAGAGTCCCGTGATGAAGATCGGGTAGAACTGCTTAGAGCGGACGATCTTCTCAACGTCAGAGAAGTGTCCCCACTTGACGTAACCGTCGAATGCTGGGGGAATGAGCGAAGTCCGCTCGCCACCCGTCATGCCGAGGGTCATCGCTGCCGTAGCAGTCTGGACCATCGCAGGAGCAGAAACCACTGCAACAGGAGCAGCACCCTGCACAGGGGCAGGGGCAGTAGGTTCAAGAAAACCTCCGCAAGTCGCACTGGACAGTTCGGGGATGTTGTAAAGACCACGCTCGACCAAACGGTCGCTATCTTGCGTGATCCACGAAGGCGGACAAGCGTAGATGCCGGTGCTTTCGCACACAGCGACCAGTTCTTGCCGCGTGACAGGGGAAGTCATACCGGCACCCGCGAGGGCATCGACATACTTCTGTTGTCGGGTTTTTAGACTCATCAGAAACTCCAAGGAGGTCAGGGAAATGTCATCGGGATTCGTCCCGCGACATCTCCATTATACCAGAAACTGGCTCAATTGCAAGGGGTTCCAAGGGGTTTTTTTGGAGTTTTTTCGCCTAAGTCCAGTATTGACAGGGGTTTAGGAGGCGAAATCTTTTTTATTTTAGGGTTTTGTTCGGGTCTGGTTATCGGACGAACAGGTCCAGAATGGACATATGGCAAGCGACCCGATCCGGGAGGGAGAATCCCTCGACTGGCGTTTCTACGGTGAGCGCCATTCTGGCGCCGAGGTCAACACAAAATGCACCCAGCGTAGTCCGGTCCTCGATCTCATCACCATTGACCAATCCATTCTTATGAACAGGGAATCGTGACTTGATTTCATCTAGCATCTCGCTGATCATCTTGTGCTTTCCGCCATTCTTCCATACTAGAAGATATCCCATGCCACGTTCAGGATCTTCCTGACAAGAAAGATAACCACCAGCAGAAATTTCCGCCAACCGTTCACTCTCTTCGATCAATGATTCTAGTTCATCGGATGCATGTGAGGGCAAACCAAGGTTAGGGTTCTGTCCGTCATCATCGAAGTGAGTGCCGTTGACGTAGGACTCCTCGGATATCACAGGAATGATCCTAATATGGCTGGGAACGTCTCGTTCCTTACACCACTGAAGTAGACCCTGCACACCTGCGGGTTCATCACCCTGATGTCCAGACACCACGAGTTGGGATGATCTAGTCGTATCTGGCTCTATAGGAACAAGGATTTTATGTTCATCGCCAATCTTCTCAAGCCGATGAGTATCCTTTGTGGCGTCCTCGAACTGAGAATATAGATTCGAGAGATTGATGTGTTGTTTGAAACTTCTTGGCATATTGTATTTAGTAGCAGCCACTTCTCGTATAAATACAGTATGCTCTGGAAAAAACTGGGGACCACGGTTGTCTCCGCCATATTTCTGCTTGGTTGCGCCCCGGCTCAATGGACGGTAACTTATAATCCTCCACCACCAAATGCATCCCCCAGAGAACTCATCGAAACAATCAACGACCCCAAGTACTTCGAGTATCTTGACGCGGAAGAGATCGATCTCTATCCTGCTGTTGTTATGATCGCCACAAAAGATGGCGACCTGATTGCTAGTGGTACACTCATTCAGCCAGATGTGGTCATCACTGCTGCACACTGTCTAGACAAAGATAATGCATTCTCTGTCAAAAATGGGGACGAAGAAGTGATGATTCGGGAATTTGTGATGCATAAAGGCTATAACAGATGGTCTTCAGCCAATGACATTGGAATCATCTTCCTTGAGTGTCCCATGACAGCAACCCCCATCAACCTATGGGGAGGCGGAGACTATCCACGAATGTGTGATATCACCACCGTGGGGTATGGTGCAGGACATAAGAAATGGTCTAAAGATGAAACATTCTTCTACTACGGTACTATCGTAGAGGAACCTTGGTTCATCAAATTCCTTCCGATATATGGTCCCATCTGGCACGGAGACTCTGGTGGTGCTGTATTATATGAGGGCAAACTTATCGGAATCATTGCATCTTATACAATGCACCTGAGCAACGGTGACATAAATGTCATCGAGTGCAGCGCCACTAGCATCAGGATGTATAAAAATTGGATTGAGGAGGTTCTAGAAAATGAACAACAACAACTGGAAGGAATGGGTAAACAATAAGGTCTACTTACTAAGCACGCCATTAGGTGCTGGTGTAGGTCTAGGAAGTCTATTGGCTGGCGTTCTTATTGGACAGTTATTCCTTGCCGCAATGCGGTAAGGTTCATAAATAAGATATGAGACTAGCGGGTGTAGACTATAGTATGACATCACCAGCCATTTGCGTCCACATAGGGGACCAGTGGGATATCACGAACTGCAAGTTTTTCTATCTCACTCGAACCAAGATGCTGATGAAAAAGTGGCTTGATGGTATGATCTGTGGGAAAGAACTCCCTACAGACTTCGACTGCGAAGAGGCAAGATACAACCATATCGCAGAGTGGGCAATCCGACCACTGTTCAAATTAGACCGTGTGGCGGTCGAGGGGTACGCCTACGGGGCTACGGGTAGGGTTTTTCATATTGCAGAGAACACAGGACTACTGAAGCACAAACTATGGGTTTCAGACACGCCATATGACGTTTACACTCCTACCACGATCAAGAAGTTTGCCTGTGGTCACGCACACTCCACCAAGACGGATATGTACAACGCTTGGATGAAGGAAACTGATCTAGACATTCACAACCTGATGACCCCAAAACGAAATGAAGTAGGCAACCCGATTAGTGATATCGTGGATGCCTACTTCATTTGTAAAAGACTGTTTTGTGATATGAACGGTCTAGTCTGATTTTTCTTCAACTGAACTTTCTTCTACTACCGCTTCTTCCTCTTCCACTGGTTGTGGTACAGGGGGTGACTCAGCCTCAGCAGGAGATACATCCTGATCTGTAGGAAGACCTCTAATCCTTGATTGCCAGATTCTTTTTTGTAGTCTCATTGGCTGCTTTTCCTATCTATCAGAACGTGTGCTTTCTGTAGTTTCTTTTTGATTTTGATCTTGGAAATAACCTCTTTGGTTAGGTCCGTGGTCATCTCGCTGGCGACTCCGCCGGGACCGAAGATCTTCTCTCGTTCCTCTGGACTCAAGTACACCTTCATCTCTTCGATGAGTTCGATGATCTCTTCCATTGCCTTTTCCGTCTTCTTGCCGTTCAGCAGCATCGAAGTTATGATCCCCACCGTTGCGAGGAATCCGACGATGAACACGATCAGACCGATTGTTGCAATCTCTTCCAGATAGTATTGACTTGCAGTTGCGAACCCCACGGTCAAAATTCCTATCCCCAGAACCGCTGCTCCTGCTCTTCCGCTTACGAACAAGGCGAGGAATGCTCCCCCGACTATCATCGCAAACCCCACCACGAAGAAGATCGTGATGTATGCGTACAGATTCTCTATTGCGTCCTTCCGAAGTTCCCTGTCCGAGATCGCATATTCTGCTACCTCGTTTTCCAGGCTCTCGATCATTCCAATTGCCCCGGTTAGGCTGTCGTTCGCTTGATGCAGATCTTCCAACGCCTCGTCGATCCGAACCATCTCTAGTTCCGAGTCGTGGACCACTTCGATGATCCTCTCTGCTCTGTTCTCGATCCCGCTGATCAACGGATCCGGTGCTGGGTCTGCCACTGCTATGTCGTTGAGAATCCCATTTGCCTCCCCATCTATCAGATCGAGATGCCCCGTTATTTCTCCAGTCGCCTCTGATATTTCTGTGGTCTGCTCGATCTCTTCTCTTGCTGCATTCGCCACCAGACCGGAGGTGTCCACCCCCGACATCCCTGATGGAATCTTCCCGGAACTGCATCCGAGCAGAAACATGCATAGTATCAATACCTTTTTCATTCATCACCTCCATAGGAAGACAAAGATTCATGATTATGAAAACCACTTCAATCATTTGTAAGTCCACTCTTCTTATTGTTATGGCGCAAACGTGAATCGTTCAAGCGCCTTCTCAAGTAAATCAACTCACCAGTCTGCGAACACTGTAAGACGATGGGTTTGCTAGGGTTCTTGTGGGAGTACTCTTTGATCTTACGTCCATTGGTGGACTTAGGATCGAAGAATCTGCTCCATCTCTCGAACTTCTTTCGCTTGCTCTTGCACTTGGCAAACTCGTCTACGGACACGATGAACACAGGATGACCATCTTTCTCGCGTACCATAATACGATCATTGCCAGAGTTCCAAGAACGAATATTCTTCTCCAGACCCTCCATGAAAGTTCTGTATGTCTTCGTTTCTTCGTTTTTTGACATTAGGATATCTCCTAGTTGTTTTCGCACTTGCTTCTTGTGCTTCTTCTGTTTCTTCTTGGATACACCAACAGTATCTGGGGTGAAACCAGAAACAGCACCAGAACCGGCTGAGTTTGCTGGTGCGTCTTCATCAATAAGTTCCCCACCGTTCTTCTTCATATACTTAGCGAGTGCCTGTTGGGTTTTTCTCTCGTAATCGAATGGTTCTACCTCGACCTTATTTCCAATCACTTCTCCTGTCGCAATAAGAGAGTTAGAAATATCATAGGCGAATTTCTTGGCTTTTCGGTTGTCAGGAAACTCGAATGTCATGGTTATCGTGTCATTTCGTGCTTCATCCAGTTCATCAACGGATTCTTTGATACCAAGAAGTTTGTTGATATAGGTGGCAACCGATTCGGGTGTACCCTCAAACTCATCTTTACCAAAATCAAAAGTAACTCTGACACTCTTGTCACGCCGCATCGTCATAAGCATATGCTTGTATGGGGTTTTGGTAACTCCACCAGTCTTTTTGATGTTGATACCATAACCCTTCTTAGAACCGATTTCAGCATTCCGAATTACACCCTCTGCGTCCCATGCTTCATCCAGTTCATCAACGGATTCCTTCAGGTGCGGGTAGTGCTTATTCATAATCTCATCGGCAGCCTTCTTGACATTATCTCGATGTTTCTTTAGCATGTTCTGAACAAGAGTAAACCCTTCTGCGGGGAGTTTGATGTTATTTTTATCGAGAATGGCGTATACCTTCTTCTCGTTGCTTGTCTCATACCACTTCAGCATGTTGTCGTAGTTTTCTTCCATCTCTATTGACTCCGTTTCTGTTTGCCTTTGTTCTAACACACCAATTTTATCGCCAACCTTTTTATCTTTTTTTGGTCTATCGAGGATAGTATATTTCCATCCACCACCATTTTTCTTGACAAACTCTTTTGCCTTCTGGATATGAATTGGACCCATAACGACCTTACGGGTTTTCTTGTCTACAACGTAGGTGATGTCCTCACCATAGTTCAGCATTCTAATCTTCTCGTCCAGTCCGAATATCTTGCTCTTGACTTTTACGCGAGTGGAGACAAGTCGGTTGTATGCATAGTGAGACAACCATCGAATTCGTGGTTCGAGTTCTGCTAGTTGTACAAGAACTTCCTTTTCCTGCCGAAAGAGCCAGGCAATAATTTGCTTGTATAGTTTGTGGGTCTTGGGACCAAACTTTTCAAATCTCTCAAAGTCTTGCCTGAGAAACTTGAGTTGCTTATCCGACAATAAACCATCATCCATCCTTTGTGGGTTTGGTTGTCTCCAACTATAAACAGACTTACCTCTCTTGGAGAGGGGTATATTGGTAGAGTCCCCTGTCTTGAATCCAAATCTGGGCTTGGCTCCTACGTCATAAACCATCTCATCCAATTCAGTCTCTTCGCCCTTCATTGCCATCTTGGTGGCAGTAGCGTACATCACATCTTCCCACTCAGAACCATAGCGTTCCTTGAACTCATCCTTCTTCTTCTTGAGAGACAGAACAATTTCCTCCCGCCGCTTCTCCTGAGCGGGAGTCATTTCCTTCTCATCAATACTAATAAATTTCTTGAACGAGTTCATCGGTAAACACCACTTTATTTCCTGATCGAACATGAATTCCTTGGTAAATGTTATTGCCTAGCAATGTATCTATGGGAACAGAGTCTTCTAGGACAATCTCATCACCAACCTCTACACCCTTATAGAGTTCCGACATATCAGCACTCACAACCTCGTAGGTTCCTTCTTGTATGTTGTCTTGGAGTAGGATCTGCTCGACGATCTTCTCGGTGCAGTCCATATCATACTCATACTCTAGGTGATTCAAGAAGGCATCTTCAAGGTAGTTCTCCTTGACATAACCCTTCGACATCTTGTCCTTGAGCAACCAAATAGCGACTGCAAACGAACCTAGTTTTGTCTTGGTTGGAGGAAGTTTGTCAAGGAGTCTCTTGATGTTCCAAACGAGAGTATGGAGGATCGTAAAATGCATCCGGTCGCCAGATTTGATGTCCTTACGTTTGATAAGTGCATAACCATCCTTGTCAATCAGACCACGCTTATATGCTTCAGTCTTTTTCCAAGGCGTAACCAACATCTTGATAAACTTATATCCAACGAATGTATCAAATAAACTAACCATTGCTCTTCTATATGCTCCTTAGTGTGCTGATGATATTCTCATTCAGCGATATACTAATCAAATCTGCTTCCTTGATTTCTGCTTCTGCCTCTACTCCTTCTGGGAATAGATTGAGAAATACCAAAAACGTCTTCACCAAAGGGTAGTACTCTTCATTCATTCTATAGAAGATCAATCGGGTGGCTGCCTCGATACCAAAGACATTATAAAACGTGATCAGGTGGTTCAGGATCAATCTCTCCTTGAGTTCCCCTGTGTCGAGGAATCGACGAAAGAGTCGTTTGAGATATTTGATCCTATGTAAGTCTTCCGTAAATTCAGACATTCCCACGCACTGCGGATTATCATAGTTACGCATTGCATACATCACATAGTTTTGTGTATTCAGCACAGAGAAATCCATTGTATACTGCGATCCCTTTTCAACCAACATTGACTATTCGTTATCTAACGATTCCAATACTTCGAACATGATATCCTCTTCGAGATTCTCTTCCTCTACATCCTCTGCAACAACAGAAGGAATGTCAGTGAGGACCACCGATGCCGAAACAGCGTGCATACCAGCGCCTTCACTGTAGGTAAGAACAAGATCAAGTCCTCGACCGCCGGTCTTGTGGGAGATACCATCGTCGTTGACCCAACCCTCTTCGGGAGTCATTCCCATCCGACCACCGAACTGTTCTAGTGGGATATGAACTACATTGTCAACAGTAGTCGAACGAGATCGAACTACATCCAGACCTGCCTTATGCAAAACCCGAACCACGATCTCGTTGACCATTGCTTCGGGTGATAGAGTTGATCTACTGGTGATATAACCTATGGCTGCATTGAGTCGATCAAGTACGTTATGATTCTCTATCGCAAACAGGTTGATATCTAAATCAGCCTTGGGTAGTCCGTGGTCAGGAATTGCAATCGACGATTGTGCGTGATGTTCCTGTAGGTTAGTCTTGAATTCTGAGTACTGTTTCATTCTGCCTCCAATATGAACTGGCTAAATTCGTTGTCTATAGATGACTCTCCTAGTATGTAGGAAGTTGTTGGGTCTATTTTGATTCCCAACCCCGACACAACCTTCCTACTGACAAGCAGGGGTGCTGAATTGCGGGATCGGTCTGCAAGGGAGAAACGGATCTTGCCGATGTCTTTTCCTGCAAAGGTTGTATCTATCTCTACTGTGGGTCGTTTTTCGATCTTACCAGACCCAATATGGATCGTGATCGTGCTGGCGATAGGGAGATGTAGAGTCTTGTTGTTGGTTGTCTTGAACGACACCATCTTACCCCTGATCTTGATGTCAGTCGCGTGGAGTACACTATGACCCTCATTCCCCGAATCAATCTTGGCACTGATCTTTCCGACACCATCTAGTTCTAGGTTCTCGAAGTATCCCACTGTATCAACATCCGACTTGGTGAGATTCTTGTTTCGTACTGCTCTCTGAATGACCATCTTTAGGACATCTCTTCCGTCACCAGTTTCCTTGTCTGGGTAGAGCATATATGATGGAGCATTGAAACCGGGAGATCCATTGACCTCTAGAACTTTGATACCGTCTGATGTAAGGATATGGTCTACACCAGAGAGTCGGCACTGAGATGCTCTTGCGGCATCAAGGATGATTCGAGTTTCTTTGTCGTTTAGTTTGTAAGGTTTGCTGGTATTGCCAAGAGAAACATTGGTACGGAAGTCCTTCTTTCCCCTGAGTCTCTTCAGGGAACCAACTACTTCTCCGTCAAACACAATGGTACGAACATCGAACTTGATCTCCATATACTCCTGTATCACCATCTCCGCTTCATGCTTCCACATAGATTGCAGAACACTCTTGAGAGATTCAAATGACTCGATCTTAGAGACACCAATTCCCTCTGCACCCGTAATGGTCTTGAGAATAACCGGGAACTTCCCACCTACAGACTTATGAGCAAGAGCAATGTCTGACTCATCGTTGATGAGGGTGGTTCGGGGAATTGGAATTTTGTTCTGCTTGAGGATGATAGATGTGAGGTACTTATTACGACACATATCCATAGCCTCTGAGTCGTTGATCATCTTTGCACCTGAGATTTCAAGTATCTTCAAAAGTCCCTGTCCTGCGTTGGTCATCACTGCACTACCTCTCACGAACACTGTAGTGTTCTTTGGGAAGATCTTCAGGACTTTGTTGTTGTTGTAGTAATCGTGGATGGAGATACTATTCTCTTCGATTCCATCATCAGGAATGAATGCATGGTCTATAGACACAGGATACATTTTATATCCCATCCCGCTCGCTACTTCGAGCATCTTCTCTACGGTTTTGGGATACTCCTCATTCCCAGATGGTTGTGTGGTAAGGACCAGAAGAGTCTGCTTGACTTTCTTTGACTTCGGTGCTTCCTCTAGAAGAACGTCCAGAGGGATTCGGTCAAATATGTCGTAGTTCTCAGAGACATCCAACTTGTCCCTCAATTTGTCATAGAGAGATTTGGCTGATCTGTTGTTTGCGGTGGAAGGAAGTCCAGATTTGAATGCCGCATAGTCACCTTCGACCACAGCAGCACGCATCTTGGATGCAGACATACCCCCAACACCTTCTGCATCTGGATCTCTATCACCAGCACTGATGACATCAAACTCAGTGAACTCATAAGACTTAGACTTATCAGAGTGACCAATGTACTTTGAGATGTTCTTCTTCAACTCACTCACACGATCAGAACCGACTACCAGATAGACTTTCTTATATCCCTGATCGGATAGGTTCTTCATTACATAGAAGGGGTTGTTGAACGTACTATCAGCATAGATGTCAACACTTCTTCCAAAGAAAGACTTCATGTACTTCTCCTTGTCCTTTAGGGGCAAGGGGTTCTTCTGTCCGCCCTCAGAAGGAGAAAGGTAGACAGCAGCCTCTGCACCGAACTTGCGGGCGACAGAGACTACCTTGTCTACCAATTTCTCATGTCCAGATGTGGGAGGCTGAAACCTGCCGAATGTGAACACGATTGATTTATCAGTCGTGGACTCATCTAGACGATCTTTGAAGGCGGAGTACTTCATCGGGGAATCACTTATTCCAAGGGAAGTGGGTCTTTGCCCATGTCCATAAAGGCGCACCAACAACGGTGCCTGCAACGAACATCAAAACGCTCCACCAAATTGTACCTAACATAACTCGTTCTCCTGTATTAGCCTTTTACCCAGTCTTTTGCGACTGTGAAGTTGGCTTTACTAAATTCCATACGATCAACGAATTTGACCGCATTCCTTCCTGTGTGATCAATAGCAACATAACCCTCGGGGTTCACTGATTCGAATCCCTTGTCTGTGGGGAGTAGTGTACGAATACTATTGATGCTGTTCATCTTATTTAGGAGGGCTGTCTTGACACCCCTCATCTGGTCTGCCAAATCAAACAGAGATTCTAGGTTGCTCGAATTGGTATCCACGAAAGCAAGGACTTCCTGCTTCTTGGCTTCCTTCGCTTCCTTAGTCTCTTCTTTCTTTGCCTTGTCGATTTTGTCGTTGAACTTTCCCTCGATGAATATCTTTAGGGTATCAATGTCCAATGAAAGAGTTCCTAGTCGAACCTGACTATTGATATAGGTCTTGATGTAAGGACCGAGTACACTGGTACCACCAAGAATATCGATTGCCGACTTGGCAGATGCGAGGCTCGTCTTGATATCAGCGATCTGTCCCTCGATGTCCGTACTTTCACTCGATGTAAGCGTTGCCGTTCCCGATACGTCTTGGAAGTCTGCGCTGGATACCCAGACATCTTTGGTATTGTTGAGTGAACTTGTCTTGGCACCAAAGGAAGCCTTCATCGTAGAGATGGTCTTACCTTTGTAGGTAGTGTGGAACACAATACCAATCTTTGCTGCCTTGATCGACTTCGCTGCATCCGATGTGGAAAGGAAGGCATATGTAATCGTGTTAGGTCGGAACGAGATGTGAGATTCACCATCAAGTTGGATTTCATTGACATCCGATGATGTGAACATCATATCACCCTGAAGAACTCCACGAATTCCTAGTTTGGGAAGGTAAGCCAAAGCAACAATCAATTTCTTGGCGAGATCGCCACTATGATTCTTCCTGATATCGGCTGGAGTGTAGTTCACCTTCGGAGTCTTGTTGAAGATTGACTTAGTTCCTACGAAGAAATCGCCTGTCTCTGGATCTGTTCCACAGAAGATGGCTGGTGCGCCGTCCCATTTGACTGTCAGGTTGTAGGACGAACTTGCATTCCCCTTGAGCATCGCCACGACACCTTCAAGAAACGCAACAGCATTCGTAGCAGCATCATAACTAACAAAGACCTCATCCTCAACGTGTTCGAGGTGGGTGTTCTTGTCTTCGTTTAGGATGTGCTGCTTGAATGACTTCATTGCTCGTTGATGAACTCCCGGAACGATTTGAATGGATGTTCTTTGTGTGCATATATCGCTGCATATTTCTTGCTTACGTTTCGACCCTTGAGTGAACCAAATTCATCAGATCCGGGTGGATATCGTCCGATTGACCGTGCTGTTGCCACATCCTGTCTCTTCGAGTCTTCCTTGGGAAGTCGGTTGGGATCTCCACCGTACTTTATCCAACGCAGGAACTCAGATTTTTGTTTGATTCTCCAATATTTCTTCTGATTGGTGTGGAACTTTCCGTTTGCCATACGCAAACTGAGTTCAACATTGTGTAACTTCTCACTCTCGTCGAATAGACCCAACTCCGCACCAAGTGCAACAGATACACGATGTAAGTCTCTGATCGTTCCCGATCCCACAACAGAGAAATATCCCTCGTTGAAAACGAATCGATGCCATCCCTTTTTCATTGCGAGCAATTCAATCGATGTGTCGTGGTCATTGATTCCATCTCTCAGTTCCGCAAATGCCACATCGGTGTTTTCATCACTATCCCACATCCCAGAGTCATCGAGTCGGTCCTTTAGAATCGACTTGATCTGCCTTTCCGTAATCCCAAACTTCTTCGGATCTTTCACGATCATCTGAACATGATAGGGCTTCATCCGTATCTGATGGATGATCTCGTTGTTCTTGACGTTGACCCAGCCCTTTTCGAGATGGATCCCTTCGGCAAGGACGGACTCATCTATATCTTCCTTGGCATATGGCGCACGGACATCCAACTTGCCCTTACTGAGCAACTTCGATGCCAACTTCTCATCACCCTTGTCTGCATCAATCACAGGCATTTCAATACGGGGAGGTGCGCCCTTTGGTGGAGTCTGCTTCTGGATGAATGCAAATCGTTTCTTGAGTTCGTCTTCACCACCGATGCTCTCAAGCCATGCCTCTGCTTTGTCCTTGTTATAGAACCCAGAATGCATATTCTTACCGTCATGAATTGCGTCGAGAACGTCTTGGAACTTCGCCTTGAAGATATTGACATCACCACCTGCTGGTTCGCCGCGTCGTTGGTTTCCTATAGAGTCCCCCAATGCACGAAGCACAGGGACTAGATCGCCAATACCAAGGTTCGCTTCGATGCCTTGGATCTTTGCATTCGGTTCAGAGAACAGAGTCGCTGCCCAACGGTGATGACCGTCTAGGATGTGCTTGTCCTTAGACACAATGGAACCCAAGTCCCCACCCTTCACTCCACCTATAGCCATTCCAAGTGCTTTACCAAGGAAGATTGCAGACTGCGATGGTTTCAGGTTCGATGCTGCCCAAGAACTGTCTCGGGTCTGTACAACGTCATCATGTTCCTGCCCATCCATATCTCCCTTTGTCTGGAAGATTGCTTTGAGCCGCTTGGAGAGCGGATCAGGAAACTCAGACGCTTTGATTTCTTTGGTCTTGAGTGCTTCTGTGATATATTCGTTGAATGATTTCATTGATTGAGTTTTCTATTCCTCAAATTGGGAATGTGTAATCTACCTTCATATCTGCGAATATTCCAAACACCTTTGCTATAGACCCAACTCCCTTTGCAAGAAGCATGGCGAAGAATCCAAATACAGATTTCATCGCAGACTTGAGCCATTGAAGACCCTTCTTTGCTATGTCTAGGGCAGAAGAGCCTAAGTCTTTCATCTTATCCAGAAAACCCTCATCAAGCATTTCTATCTCCCGATCAAATTCTTCTGTTAGTTGTTGTGCTACCAATTTTTCTGAT